TAATCAATTTGATTATCTATATGGTAATCAGATTGTTAAGATCACAGTAATAGGCTACTTACCTCTATCTGCTGAACTATTGTGTTTAGACAATAACAGCAGACCTCATCACTGTACTAGCGAGCAGCTATTAACTGACATCAGGCCTCAAGTATTGGACACATTTCTAAGATTGAAAGAATATTTAGACGGTCTTGTACAGTACCTAAATAGTTAACAATTATGGCAGGAATCACCAATTTACAAAGAAAACGTTATTTCTCTTTATTGAGAAAATTAGGCTATAATAAGGAACAAGGCAATGCACTTGTGTATGAGTTTAGCGATAATAAGACTACCAGTGTTTCTAAAGGGAGTACTATGACTTATTTAGAGATGGCATCCTTGCTGCATCATTTATCCGAGTTTACAAACGACTACCAGCCTACTAATAGCCAACAGCTTAACACCATGCGTAAGAAGATGCTTTTTTTAGGCTATCAATTAGGGATGGATGTGGTCATGGGCCAAAATAAGGCTACTGATCTCCACAATAAGAAACGCAGTAGCATAAACTACTTTCAAGTAAACCAATGGTGCATGAGCAAACGCTGCACTATTCCTAAAGCACTCAATGATTACACCACAGAGGAATTAGCCAAGGTAATTAGTCAATTTGAAATAGTGACTAAAACAGAATTAGCTAGGTGGGAACTTTAATACCTTAAACAACGCGCATTATGGCAAGCATGAAAGACCACACCCTGCGAAAATATAGGGACATAAAGAAAGATTTTCACAATCAGTACGAAGGCTTAGGTATTCGCAGGGATCGCGTGATTGCCTCACTAGCGTGGGATTACTATTTAAGTGAAAGCACTGTCGAAGCTATTTTATGGATGAATTTAGACGAATTAGAAACAACTACTGAAGATGAAACATGTGATCAAATCGAGTAAGAGCAATTACGAGGTGACACTTAGCTATGGCGTAAATGGCACACTCATAGGTGTTGCCTTTGATCGGGAAATTAGCCAAGAACAATTCGAGGCAGTATCAGGATCAATTTATTTTCATGAGGGAGATTTGTTACAAGCCTTCAAAAAATTCCCTCACCTAATCTTTACGATCCCAGACGATCTATCTTTTGATACTTTCTGGGATGCCTATAAACTCAAACGAAACCGAAAACGGGCAGAAAAGCACTGGGATAAAATGAATATTGCACAAAGAACAGCAGCACTTGCCTACATTCCAAGATACATTTACTCGGTTAAAAAAACAGGCATAGCCCAAAAGTACCCAGATACTTTCCTATTAAACGAAAGCTGGACAGATCAATAAGTCAGAAACACTAAAATTATATTATGGGACGATCAATTTCCGCAACTACTATTCTAAACAATGACTACCCACGGCTAGAGGTAAGTGATCATGTTAAGAAGCTGTTAGGCAATGTTGAGGTGGGTTTCAAAATGCTTATTTATGGGCCATCAGGAAGCTTTAAAACTACCTTCGCCATTAACGAGTTGGCTATCTATTTAGCAAAAAATCACGGTAAAGTCTATTACAACTCTATTGAGGAAGGTGATGGCGCATCTATTCAGGACACATTACGATACTGCGAAACGGAGGAGCTAGAAGATGGCTCACTTGTCTTCAAAGACTTGCCAGATGGCAGGTTTATGTTTGGTGATAGAGATTCGTTAGCCGAGATGATGGATAAGATTGAGCGCACGAAACCTAAGTTTATTTTTATTGACAGTTCCGACTTCTTACGACTTACTTCGGAGCAGTACAAGAAGCTAGAAAAACTGTGCAATAAGCCGCGTAAAAGTGCTAGGCGGTCGTTGATCATTATCAGTTGGTCGAAAAATGGCGTACCCAAATCGCAGTACATGAAAGATGTGGAGTACATGGTGGATATTAAAACCTATATCGAGGATGGTATTGTAAATACGCGCAGCAGATTTGGTAAAACTGAACCTTACCATGTTTTAAAACGCAAGTTCATTGCCCCAAAAATTGATAGGCAACAATCGATCTTTAACAACTAAACTTGAATGAACATGGAGAAGCTTATTGAAATTATTGCAAAATGGCATTACCGCGCTTCTAAGCTAAAAATTGCCATCTGTTATAGTAGCTACTTTTTAGTAGTATTCATCTTGCTGTATCTGTTTTTTGAGAAATATTAAAAGAATTTCAACAGTTATGATAAATCATATTAAAATAGAGCTACCAGAAAATTTATCTAAACAATTATATCAGGCACTTAAGCAATTTTTAAAGAGAACTCCAAACCCTTTTAAAGAGCAAAACAGGCTAATAGAACGTGCTGAACAATGTAAAAAAGAATATGATGAAGCGTTGGAGCAACTGGTAAAATACAGGCTCGTAGCGCAAGTCAACAACTACAAAAAAGAACTTGATCAGATTATTGATACTCATGCAGGCAACCATCAAGATCGGATGTTTAAGTATCAAATTCTTAATAAACTAACCGAGTAATAATGAATGAAATATTTTTTTTATCGAATTTGTTAAACCAGAATAATAGAAAATTTCACCAAACCCTAGTATAAGATGTCATTAAAAGAATTTGAAGAGTTAGTACAGAAGAAAGATATTTCTCTAATGGTTATTGAACTATACCTTAATGAAAAAGGGTATGTAGTTCTTAAACAGGAAGAATATGATAACTTAGAAGTAATTGACCCAGATGGTGCTGTACCATAAGTTAAGCAAAATAAAACCTAAAAAAACAACCTCCTTAAAGTTATGATACTTTAAGGAGGTTGTTTATTATTGAATAATAACTAATTAAATTAAGCATCATGGGGTTTTTAGAAAAAGCAAAAGAACAAGCTGAGGCAAAGAAGCAAGAAGAAATAGCAAAAAGAAAAGAGGAAGCAGCTGCCTTCTTGTTTGAGAGTGAAGAAATTGAACATTTCTTCAAAAATGAAACATTCGGATCAGGTGATGACTTTACTTGTATCACGTCACTACGTTTGATTACCATAGATAAAAGCTTTCTCACAAGTAAGAAAGCGGTGTTTAGTATTCCTTTCAGTAAGATCAACTACGTGTCCTTACAAAAGGGAGGATTCTTAAATTTTTCCAAAGAAGTCGAGTTTGGTATACATAATAAAAGTATGTCATTGAAATTCTTTAACTCAGAAAAGGCTCTTGCTTTTCATAAAGCACTAAGTGAGAAAATCACTCCAAATCAAACTGAATAATACCCATCTTCTTCCTCCACTGGAGGAGTTGTCTCTACCCGTTCATTTTGCATATCGTCTAGCGGAACACGCTCAAAAACACGATCAGCAATCTGAAAAGCAGTATCATCTGTTACCTTGGTGCTATACGTAATCAGGGTAACATTTGTATTGATAGGGTTTAGATCAGGATCGGTACTAATACGCCTTAGTGGTGTAAAGGCTTCACCTTCCAAACCGCTAATGATAGCATGTACCAGCTTTTGCATTTCAAATATCTCCAAGGCGTAGCCCTTATTTTTACTTTCCATAACTTGCCCAGTACGTGTCATACCTACAAAACTTTCTCCGTAGTTCTCTAGCTCCAAATGCAGCCGTAGTGTCAAATCGCCTTGCTGTATGCCTACGCCTTTATCCGTCCATTGGGCAGCCCATTCATAGAACAATGCCGGGCGTTTGTAAGGCAAATGCAATTCAGGGTAGATGTACTGACTTTTAAACAAATCGAAGTACTGGATAAAGGGAACATTGAACTCCTCAAATACGGCTTTATTTTGTGTCAGCCGCTCAATAATACTGTTGTATATAAAATCCATAGTTTATTTAATTGCTTGTTTTGTCATTGCCAATGCTTCTCGTTCTATCTTTTTACTCAAGATGGTAGAGTTACCCATAAACTGCCGTCTTGGTATACGGATATTTTTTTTCTTGCTGATATACATGTTGAACCAAAACTCAGCATCTTTCTTCTTATTTGCTTCTTTTGCATTCAAATACTTCCAGTAGAAAAATTTCTTCATTTTTTCTGTCACAGGAATTGAGCCTCCTTCATTATGTATTCGGGCATAAGGTTTATCCGATCCAATAATCACATAACGCGGTGTCACGCGCACAATACGGATACTCCTCCGCAATGCTCCTGATTGCTTCCCTACCATAATAGGATTGGCAAAATTATCTTTACGGTTTCCCCAAGGCTCGGTACGGTTATCTACCCAGTCTTTGGTTTTAAAACGTTCCTTACTAAAGCGTACCGCTATTTGTCCAGCTATACGGGGTAATTTGCGGTACACGCCTTCAAGTTCATCTAATTGCTTAAGCCATTCCATCTTAGCTGTATTCTAGTTGTCTGATAAATCTTAAAAACACTTCCTCCATTTTCTCTTCAAATTCAGACATACTCATTGCACCATTACTACCTGAGTCCTGAATAATGTTATTTCCTTTATGCAAGGCTTCAATGTTTACCGTCACATGTCGGACATTAGGCTGAGTAGGCCCGGTGGGTGAAGGATCAATACCTCCACCGCCTCCAGCAGTAGTAGTAGTATCAGCACTAGGCGGAGCTGCAGTAGGATTGGGAGTAGGTGCAGAAAGGTTATCCTTCTCTTTTTCCTGTTGCAACTCGGCTATCTTGCTCTTTTTCATACTCTCATCATAGCCTGATTGGAACGAGTTTCCAAAATCAATACTATTCCAAGTTCCTTTAAAAGCTTTAGCGGCTTTAACAAGTCCAACGTCACCACTTACAACAGCGGAAATCAACATGCCAGCAGCTTCTAATAACCTCATTAACTGTTTCATTACATTGACGATACCATCAATATTTGCTCTAAATGAGGAAGAGTGCCTATATAGCAATATAAACCCTGCAATGGCTGCGGCTATCCAACCAACAATTGGAATAGACATAAAGCCTAGTTTTATTGCATTTAATGCACCTGCAAAGGTTAGGCTTTGTAAGGTAGCCATAATGGCTAACCCTCTATAAGCAACAAAAGTGGTAACTGCTTGATATTGAATTGCAAGAAATGAGGTGATTGCATGAAATCTCATAGCAACAAATGCAGCAACTGATTGATACTGAATCGCAATAAAAGCCGCAACTGCTTTTGCTTTAAAGATGACTAAAATTAGCCCTACATCGATCAGTGTACTTCCAATGCTACGAATAGTATTTATTAACGTCATAATGGTTTTTTGAATTGCACCACTATTAGCTCTAAACCAAACAATAGCATTATTGACACTATTTAAACCTCGTGCAATGATAGGTAATATTACACTACCTAATTCTATCATGACCACATTCAAACGATTTCCTACAATACCTTTTAAGGTATTAAAATCGCCATTAGCATTTTTAATTGCCTTATTAATATCAAAATTCACATTATCGAACTTCTGAAAGGTTTCTAATACACCTGTACCATCATTACGAAGCTGATTAAGTAAATCACGTAAACCTTCAGTACCACCAATAGATTCACGGAATTTTAAAAAATCTTGATCGCTCATTTTAGCAAGCTTAGGTACAAGGTCTTTGGTGATGTCTTCTAAACCACGCATTCCACCTTGAGCATCAAAAGCAGCTACTCCAATTTTTTTAAATGCTTTGGTCGTGTTTTTGGCTGTGAGTGATTCAAAAGCTGTTTTAGCTTTAGTCGCTGCCGTGGCAGAATTGGAACTAATAGAAGTAAATACCGCAAATACTTTATTGGCAGTATCTACACTTTGCCCAGCGGAAGCGGCTGCACCTGCATACTCAGATTGTACTTTTGCCAATTCGCCAAAGGTGGTAATACCAAGCTGCACCGTTTTAGCATTACTTTGCAAAAGCATATCTACATCATTTGCACCGAGCTTAAAGGCTTTCATGCTCTTTACGGTGGCATTAATGCCATCAGGCAATTCCTGCCCAGTAGCCACGCTAAACCGCCCTACCTGCGTGACGATCTTAGCGGTATCTTGTCCAAATGTACCTAAGCCACTTTGCACATCGTAAAATGCTTTAGCAGCTTCATTTCCACCAATACCCACATCAAAGGCAGTATCTAACACCAATTGCCTATACTGTTCTAATTGCTCGGTAGACTTATCCAAATTGAGCTGCCTAATATTCAGAAACTCTTTGTTAAAGCTTGCCGCTGCGTTAGATACCTTTCCTGCTATGGCAAAAAAGGAGATAGCAGCAGCCGTTACCAATACGTAAGGGTTGCGCATCAAGGTAATAGCACGCGCAAAGCCCGGTACTTCATCTTTAATAGCAGAAAAAGCTTTTATATGACCTGATTTTAACTCTTTCAGTTTTTCCTGCATAGAGCCTACGTTCTTTTTGATAGATTTTCTTGCTTTAGTAAGGGAAGTTTCAAACTTACCCTTTAGCTCTAAGATCATATCTAATTTAGATTGTGCTGCCATAGTAATTACTGTTTAATAACGAGTCGATTTTTTCATAAGAATGCCCTTGCGGTATTCTTGAGTCATTGACTGCTGCCAATCCTGAATCTGAATTTTGTTATCTTTTGCTTGAGCTGTTACCGTGTACCACCCATCTTGATAAGCTTTAACATAGGTAAGCTGCTGATCATCTGCCCAGACTTCATCAGGTGTTGCTAAAATGTTACCAAGCTCTGGCAGTACATTTAATTGCGGATTAGGCAAAGATTGTTCTACTGTAGTTTTGGACAGTGCAATACTACGCTTGAAAAAGTCCTCAAAGTGGAGTGTATTCTTTTGCCCTTTCTCTTGTAGCAAAATCTCATACCAATTTCGAAAGTCATCTTCTGATAGGCTTTGAGGCATTTGGTCAAAGGAGCTACGATTAATATTAGCAGTATCTTGCAAACCATACACCTGCGCCTTTAAATTTTCGGTGCTAGGAAATTCCTTGTAATAGCTATGATTAGTATCAAAGATGTGATCCACTTTACCGGGATTACGTTTAAAGCCTTTTGCTACTGCATCATCAGGAATAGGCTTGAGTGTTATCTTTCCTGTTTTACGTACCTGAATCACCTCACAACGATCACCATAGCCATTCGTAGGATAAATAGTATTCCAAACAGGATGATCTACGGGAGCGGTAGTACCTTCTAATACTTGATGTGAAGGACGAACTCGTTTATCGCGCATAGTCATATACTGCAAATCAAACAAGTCTTTTTCTTCGACTTGTCTCAACCAATTGGCGGCATTCTGTGCTGTTGCTTCAGCTGTTACAAATTCCGTATACAGATAGGCTGTTTTCTTACCTATGATCTTTTCAGCTTCCAAGCTAAAGGCATCAAAGGAGCTGTGTTTTCTTCTTAATGCGTTCAGCTCTGTTACCTGTTGCCAACTTGCCGCTGCTGAAAAGCGAAAGACACTGGCTTGATACATGGCAGCTTTATAGTGATCAGGGCTATCATAGTCAATGGCCTTAAGCCGTTCATTAAATCCGTTTAAAAATGCTTTATTCAACAAACCTGCATACAGCAAATAAGCATTAAAAGGTATGCCCGGTGCTTTGCCTTGAAAAATAGCGGTAAACAATTCGTTAAAGGATTGTTCCCACTCGTTTAAATCGCTTGCTGTTGATGCAATTACTATTGGTAATTCACCGCAACACAGCCCACCTATTGGCTCTTTATGGTCAGTCGGCTGGTGGATAGTCCACTGACCATTGGTAAAATTTTCAGGTAGACCGTTAGTAGGTGAAGTAGCTTCTTTGCGCTTGGTTACTGGAATGCCATAGGTACGTGTGATCCACTCCTCCTCTACCTCATAATGTTTGAGAACTCCTTGCGTAATTTCCCATTGTTCTTTTTTGCCAAGCTTCTCGGTCATATCCCATTTAAACCGATCTCCCTCCTGAAAAGGATAGCCAAGTTTGATGAGTTTAGGAATCAAATAGAAGTTGCAAAAATTACTGAAGGCTTTCATATCTGCCTTTATAATCAGCTCACTTACTTTGTAGTGAACTTCTGATTGTGATCTTGATGAACCATCATCTGAAATCATTGTGCCACCTACAATCGCTTTGCTTATTTCAGAATTACAGCGTTCAATTTGCTTGTCATATACCTGATAAGCATCACGGGTGTTATTTTCGGTAAGTTCTACGGTTGTGCCTTCAGGAAACACGCCATAGGCTGCTTGTCCCATCTTAGCGAGCATTGCCTCAAGTAGATCCAGGTGTGCTTTATCGCTTTTATTTGTTTTTGCCATTCGGAAAGGCATTCCAAATAAATCGGCAAACCTAGCCCAAGCTTGTTGTGCATTTCGCTTAAAGATAATTTGAGGCGCAATTGCCACCATCAAACCAAACTTATCAGCCTGACCAAGCTCAAACATATAGTCGGCATGTTCTTCGGTATCCCATCTGGTGCCACGCAACAGATGAGCGGACAATTTTACTTCTTTTCTTTCTGGTATTAGTCTACCTTTTGGAAAAGCTTCAATAGCAATGATTCGACCGCTTTCAATTTCTGTTGCTTCTAGTAGTTCCGTGCCTGTAAAATTAGATTCGAAGTAACATTCCATTGTTTTATTAAACCAAGGTGTTTCTAGTGATGTTGTTGCCTCCTCTCGTTTTGCGCCCTCTCGATCAACAATGACAAAAGGCGAAGCCATGGCAGACATAATCCGTATTTGTTTTTGAGAGAGATAATGTAAATCCATCTCAAGCTCGCGAGCCAATTCAATATAAGGTCTACGCGTAGGATAGTAAGGGTCTTCCATACGCTTGATCGCATTGCGCCATTCCTTTATATTCTTCCTTGATCGGTCTGTAAACTGTTTTACAATTTGATTGATCAAGATGCTTGATTGCTCATTGGAATAATTCTTCCTTTGACGGCTTTTACCCCTGTTGCGGTGTCTTTGTTTTTCCATGCCTGTAATAATTGAAAATAGACCCGTTAACAGCGTGTTAACGGGGTGTGTAATGAATTAATAGCGATAGCTCTCTGCCTCATCAGAGCCAAACCGAAAATCGCTTTTGATTTCTTCTTTTTCGAGTTGAGGCAAATCTGCTTTGAGCATTCCCTGCGATACACCTTTCAACCATTGCATCGCTGCCTTCCATCGCTCTTGAATAGTAGCCGTATAAGTGCGGACAGAATCAGCCGCGTAATAATGATAAATAGTAATGTCGGCTAGGTACATCATCACCATTTCATCTCGTTTATCAAACACTTGCCAATTTTCAGCATTTGTAGGCAGTACCTCCGTATTATTTTCTAGTGCTTGGTATACTTGATAGCTTTCTTGTTCGTTAGCTCTGTAATAGCAAAGCGAATCAGTATTAAAAGTAAGTGCATCGCTGTACTCAAGCATAGGATAAAAGATGGTGGCAATATCATAGCGATCTGCTAAATAGCTCTTCATAATTTTCGCTGCAGCGCGTTCTGCATTTGGTAGCCGTTGATCATCATCATTGCTGATCAAAAACGCCACATCTTCACGAAGTTGAAAACTGTAATCATCAGGTGTTAAAAATCTAATAGACATAAGGAATAGCATTAAGTAATAAAATAGACCAGATATAGTCGATGACCTCATTAACAATACGAGGCACAAACTTCTGTTTAAAAGATTTTCGTTCAAGTTCATCCCAAGCCGCAGCATCTGCATCAGGAGCATCATCATTTGTATTGCTACCTTTTTCAAAAGCAATGAGTTGATCTATACCCTCTTGAAAATCATTACTGCCTTTAAAAAGTAGATTGTAAAAAATCCAGCTTCGTTCATACCTACCGCGCATAGATTCAATACGATCGTACTTCCCTTCCTTACTTTTTTTATCGGGTACAACAGGAATATGATACCCCCTTTCATCTCCAACAGTATCAAAGTCATTTACAAACTCATCTTGAGCAAATAAGCCTTCAATTTTGTAGGTAATATTGGGACTTTTCAAGTCCCAATCTTCATATAGATCATAGAGCCATTCTGCTGCTTTCTTTCGTGATCCTCTACGCACATAGCAAGCAAGTAAGTGATACTCCCTCCCTATTTTACCCCATAAGCGAATAGCTTTGTAATCGCCTTTGTCTTTGTAGGATAAATCACCATAACAGCAAAGGGCATCATATTGACGAAGTTCAGGAATTGCCTTCCATTGAATCATGCCTTGTTTAAAGATGGTTCCTTCAATAGTCGGTTTG